CTGATTTAAATGTTTATTGGATGAGTATTGATTTTATGGCAAGAATGAAACGATAATTATGAAGTTAAGATTAATAAAAACGTGGAACGGCAAGCCAGTAGGCGCAACAGGTGTTTTTCTTTCCGACTTTGGAGCGCAGCTTGTTGCAGATGGCATTGCAGAGCATCTTGACGATGATTTTGTAGTAGAGCAGATGCCAGAGAAGAAAGTGCAAGAGGCACCGCAACCTATTTATATTCCTGTGCCAATGCCTATGGAGTATTTTGAGCATGAGAATGAATTGGAAAAAATAGATGTTAATATAGATTTGTCAAAAGCTAAAAAATAATATTATGGCAACAACTGGAATTATTAATGGTACGTTGATGCGACTATACAAAGATAGCACTGCTATCGGTTACGCAACATCCTGCCAAATGAACATTTCTGCAGCTATGCGTGAAATCTTAACAAAAGATTCAGCAGCTGGAGGATGGAGGGAAGTAAAGAAAGGTCAATTATCTGGCACACTGTCAACAGAGGCATTATATGCCGGTCCTGGTGATTCATCTACCAACTACTTGTTTGATGATCTCTTTACCGATTTAATTAGTGGTACTGCGCTAACTATTAAGTTTACTACTGATGTTCAAGGTGACAACGTGTTTACGATGTCTGCTATCTGTACATCATTAGACCTTAATGCAGCCGTAGAAGAGAATACAAGCTACTCTGCATCCTTTGAGGTGACAGGTGCAATCGTGAAGACAACAAAAGCATAATAAAAATTACCTAAAATGAAAACAATAAAAATAGCTAATGCGGACATACCAGTTAAATTTGGTATGTTCGTTTTAGGTACATTTTTACGGGAGAGGAATCTAAAACTTAGCGACCTCTCCCAACTTGGCGAAGACCTCCTATTTGCTCTTGAACTTGCCTTTGCAGGTGTACAGGCAGGTTACAAGGCAAAGGGAGAGAAGTGCCCATATACCTTAGAAAAGTTTTGCGACTTAGTAGATTTAGACAGGGGAGGAATAAACAGGATAACGGAGCTGATAACAAATGAGATTTCAGTGCCAGAAGATCCGGAAAGAAAAAACGAGATAGCGGAGGAGGTGAGTTAACACTTGACTACATCGAAAGATTTTGTTTTGGAGTCCTTAGATTCCATCCTCCGCAATACTATGAAATGACATTGAGAGAGGTTATCATAGCCATGCAAGGTTATAATAATCAATTTGAAATAGAGCAGCAATTTGAGTGGGAAAGAGCCAGGTGGCAAACAACACTTTTATTAAATGTTCATACGGCAAAAGGCAAATCAATTAAACCTAAAGATTTAATTGAGTTTCCTTGGGAGACAGATAATTTAAAACCAATTAAAAGAAGTTTATCAGAAGTTGACAAGTCAATTTTTGAGAAATGGGATAAAGAGTAATAATGGCATTAGGTAAACTGAATTTAAAACTTGGCATTGATGTAAGTAACCTTGAGAAAGAACTTGGCAAGGTTGAGCGTAGTATGGCAAGGTTTGGCTCACAGATGCAAAACATCGGTAGTACAATGACGCAGTCTATTACTTTGCCATTGCTTGGTGTTGGTGCAGCTTCATTGAAAGCATTTGCTGATATGGAGAAGTTGGAGAATGGATTGATTGCCATTATGGGTACAAGTGAAGGAGCAAAGGAAGAGTTGGATAAATTGCGTAAAGTTGCCGAGAATCCTGGTCTTGCTTTGCCGCAAGTTGTACAGGCATCTGCCTCGTTGCAAAGTGTAGGAATGTCTGCTGATGCTGCAAGGGAAACTATAACACAGTTTGGTAATGCCGTAGCGAGATCGGGAGGAGGTGCAGAACAGTTTAGCGGAGTTACATTAGCTTTAAGTCAGATAAGCGCGGTTGGTAAAGTTACACAGGAAGACCTTAATCAGATAAAAGAAAGGCTACCGGAGTTTGCCAGAGTGATGAAAGAGGAATTTGGAACGGTGACTGCGGAAGGAATACGGGCAATAGGTGTAAGTAGTGAAGAATTTATAACACGTTCTGTATCTGCATTAGCAAAGTTAGAAAGGGCGCAAGGTGGATTAGGTAATACATTTGATAATTTAAAAGATAATGTTACTGCGTCTTTAGCAGAATTTGGCAAGGCTATAAATGAGTCATTAAATTTACAAGCAGTTGCAGAAAGTTTAAGTAAATATATACAAGGATTAGTAGATGGATTTAAAGCTCTTAATCCAGAGACACAAGGCTTTATAGTTAAGGCTGCTTTAGTGGCTGCATCTATCGGGCCGATTATATTTATAGTTGGAAAGTTAATTAGCACATACGGTGCTTTAGCCGGAGCCTCAAAATTAATAGTACAAGCAATAGGAAATATAAGTAAAGCATTTAGCTATTTAGCTGCCAATCCAATGATTTTAGTAGTAACTGCATCCATTGCTGCTATTGGTGCTATTGCATTGTATGTTTATGACAACTGGAAAGCATTTAGCGACAACTTTAAAAACATTTGGATAAACATTAAAAACTCCGTAATGGAAGGAGTAGCTAATGTTTTAAAAAATATTGACTATTTACAAAAAGCATTAGGTTTAAATCTATTTAATCTTGATGGATTAACATCGTATCAAAAAGAACAAAGAATAGTAGCTACAGAGTTTAAAAGTATTGGAGATACTGTTGATAGTTTAAAAGGCAAACTTGCCTCATTATTTACCACTGGTGCAAAAGCAACTGGTGGCGGTGGTGGTATTACTGCACCAACTATGCCAACAGAACCAAGTGCTACTACTCCAACAGGTGGAGGTGGAAGTGGACCAGGTTCTGCTGCCTCAATGGGTGCAGGTTTAGGTGTTATAGGAATTTTACCGACATTAGATTTACTTCCAGATAAATTAGAAAGTATATCAGCTGCAAATGAAAGATTAAAACAAACAAATGAAGATGTAGCTAACTCTTTTACTAAAATTACGCCAGTGGCAAAAAGTGCATATGATTCATTAGGACAAGGTCAACAAATTATTGCTGCAAGTATATTAAGTTTTGGTGAATTAGCAGCAAGTGGATTTGAAAGTATGAAAGAACTTGCAGCAGCTGTACGAAAAAGCATTGCTGATATAATTGCTAATTTTATTAGAATGTATGTAGCAAAAGCATTAGCATCTTTACCATTATCACCTTTTATGGTAGCTATTGCTCCTGCTATTGCTGCTGCTGCTGGAGGTGTAGCAAAATCATTAATAATGAAGATTGGCGCTCCAAAGTTAGCAGAAGGAGCTTTAGCGTTTGGGCCTACAATGGCAACCGTAGGGGATAACCGAAACGCGCGAGTTGACCCGGAAGTTATTGCACCTTTATCAAAGTTAAAAAGCATGATGGGAGATGTGGGCATGGGAGGAGTATTGGAAACAAGGATAAGCGGAAATGATTTAATTATATTGTTAAATAGGTCTCAAAAGGGTCTTAGCAGAATACAATAATGGCTGTAAGGTTTGAAACGACTGTATATAATGAGAAAGGTAGAAAGATTAATGTTGCCATAAAAGACAATGTCTTTTCGGGCATGACATATTCATTTGATACTATTAGCCTGTCATTACAATACGATAGCGAAAGCCAACAAGGAGCTGAAAGATTTACTCCTATTATCGGATCATCATGCAATTTATCATTACTTATAAATAATAACGATTTACAGACTTTACTTCTGGATATTGGATTAGCAGTGGAGGGTAGGTTTACAATGGATTTAACTGCCTACGAAGATGACAATACAACAGTATCATTTAATTGGTATGGTTATATAGTTACAGATTTAGTTCAATTTGAAGACATTCCTTTGTCGATTGGTTATGTTGCTCAAATATCTGCCATTGATGGTTTAGGTTGGCTAAAAACATTGGATTACAAAAGCGCAGTTGGGCCCTATAATGGGCAAGATACTGTAGTACAACATATTTTAAACTGCCTTAATCAATTAGATTTTGTACAGAGTGAATTGGTGGCAAATAGTTTGCCAGTATTGCATACAGTATTTAATTGGCATGAAAATACAACGGCTTATAATGCTGCAAGTGATTACGCATTATTGACAGTAATACAACATAGGGCATTTTATCATAAGGATACAAAAAACAACTACATATATCAAAGTTGCTACGATGTTTTAAAAAAGATATGTCAAACCTTTGGCGCAAGATTAATATTTTCTGGTAATCAATATTGGTTTATACAAGTTAATGAATACGCAAGAAATCCTTCAGCTCACAGATATTTTAAGTATAGCGCATTAGGCGTACAGGCATCTGGTACATTTACTTTTGATTTTACTATGTCTAATGTACAGACTAATTTGCCAAGTAGTGATTTAATAAGATTAAGCGGAGGTAAATGGACATATTATCCTGCACTAAAAAATGTAGTTGTTAGATACAATCACTTTGCTAAACAAAACTTATTAGCCGGAGTAGAATATAACTATGCTACTAATGCCACACCAATAACAACAATTACTCCGACATTAGACGCTACAAATGCAGATGCAAGATTATCATACACAGGAATACTTGGCTTTTATGCCCAGGCTTTAAATCCTGTAAACTTTGAGCCTTTTCAATTTGTCTTTGCAGTAAAGGTAGCATCTATAATTAATAGCTTTCCATTGCAAGGTTTTGCTGATGCTAACTGGACATTGGGCAGTGGATGGTTTATTAACAATGGAATACTTGAAGGTACAATAATAGCAACGGTAGCATACTACACTACTTTTACAGTTACATCTGGTAGAAAGTATTATGTTAAAATAAAAGTTGATATTGAAAATAGTGGTACACTTAGATTACGTTTAGGTGGTGTTACAAAAACAATTACAGAAAGTGGTGATTACGACTATGTAATTATATCAACTAACACCAATACATTACAATTAGATAGTTTATCATCTCCAGGTTTTACTGGCAAAATAAAATCATTACAGGTAAAACAAGAAAATAAGTATTTAAAAAGAAATGTAACATACACTAATGGTTTTAATTTTATATTAGAACCTGCAAGTTGGGAAAATACATTTTACGAATATGAATTTAATACGGAAACAATAACATCAGATGCTGCTTTTGTTGCTTATAAAACTATAACATTTGATACCTTAGATATTCCAGAGAGTGCGGAGTATATATGGGAGATGCGATTAAAATCTATGCGCAATGAGGCAGGAACAAATGTATCTGGTAATTTTAGTATATCATATTTATTAAGCAGTAATTATCTTGAATTTCTTCCTACTGGTGCTATCTCCGGGCAAAGTGATATCCTTGAATATGGCTCTGACAATGACGATAAATCATCTACTATATTTAGCCTTGACACATACCTTGGTGATGGGCCAAGTAAAACAACTGATGGAGGATTAAAAGTTTTAGAATCTGGCACCTATGAAAATAGCAGCTCATGGGATGTCAGCAGCGGATCAGGCTTTAACAATGTCACACAATTATTAGTAAACGAAGTTATACGAGGACAACTTACACCAAAGCTCCGGATGGTTGATATGCCATTTCAAAATTTATCAGTTGACAATCCTTACCTTCCTCACAAGGTGATAGAATATTCATCCGGATA